TCACATAGGCTTTACGCTGTGCTTCTGATAAATGACCAAGCCGTATACATGGAACTTCAACCAGGCCTAGCTTCTTAGCTGCCATAAGCCGACCATGACCAGCTATGATTCCACCATCATCATCAATTAAAATAGGGTTAGTAAAACCAAACTCTTTGATGCTAGACGCCACTTGCATGACTTGTTCATCTGAGTGCGTCCGTGAGTTATTAACATAAGGAATTAAATCCCCTACTTTTAGCTGTTCTATCTGCATATAAATTCCTTTTAATGTTCCGTTATTTCATTTTCATCAATATCTATATCGCTGAATTCTTCTACCCACTCCATAGCAGCCGCCATTAGTTGATCGTCTGATTCATTGCGAGATCGCTCTGTATCCACTTCAATGACTGTCTTAACCAACAATGCAATTATTAATGCACCTTCATTAATATCGTCTTGATAAATGGTTTTCATGCAGCCCCTTCAAGTTTTACTGTTAACTCTTTTACTTTGGCTTTGTACTTAGTTTTGATAGATAAAATATCGTCACGCCTGTATCGCTTTGGTTCTTGCGGCCCTTCCAATAGTTCAACTTGATCTATGCCAATCTTGTTAATCAGATTAATGCGGTAATCAATGGCATTACCTGAGAGGTGATTATTACAAGGCGCACACTGAGCATGGACGTTGTTCTCGTTGTAACGCAATTCTGCTGCTGCCCCTACCGATCTATAGTGACCAGCGTGTATCTGGCCTGTGTGGTGGCGTTGGCAGCTTATACAGGGCTTTCCTTTGTCTCTTAATCTGATGTACTTGTTAAATTCTGGCTGTGCTTCTTTGTGCAGTTCACCAAGGCTCTTTAAAGCCTGCTTACGGGCCTTTATGTCTTTCTTGATAATCTTGGCACTGTTAGCCTTTGCCATTGTTACAGCGCACTCTATGGAGCATACAGAGGCCGTTGACAGAAAAGGCTTGAATGTAATCTTGCAAGATTTGCATTTCTTTTGTCTCGCAGGCTTTAAACTCATGCAGCCTCTTTGTATTTAGAATAAATCTGCAAAGCTGGTTCTGACCATGCCACATTGCGCTCACTTCCAAAGGCATAAATCACTTCAATTAAGTCAGAAAACTCCTCTTTGTTTAGTTTACTACTTCGCTTAGACAGACCAACAAAGCCACCATAGATGCCTGGTACAGAACGCTGCTTATGTAGGCTAGACATAAACATAGCTTTCCAATCATCGGTGTCGAGATTATCGCCATACCAATCAACCTGTTTTTGCACATCGTTTAACATAGGCCAAAGCTTTCTATTCTGACTTAATGATCTAGCTTTACGCCTTAAAACCACCTCAACTGGGCCAATAAATAAACCTTTGTTAATCATTGCGCATATCTGAGAAATCATTCCCGATACATTTTTGTTATCAACACTAAAAATAACTTCGCTCATGCTATGGTTTCTTCTTCAAATAAATCACCCTGACACCCAAAGACTTCACAGCTTTCAGCGCAGCCACCATTATTGCCTCGCATCCTAGATAAAATATCGTCCCTGCCAAAGTCTGCAAACGAATCTTGTGCGCTTTTAAATGTGTTATTGCCACGATACATAATCAACGGGGCATCTACTCTAGTCTCAATAATCCGTATCGGTTGAGTGTTTAACATGTCCCAAAATTTAGCCGCTAATTCTGGTTCGTCTATTGCAGCAAGGGCTATTTTATTAACACCTTTCTTTATGCAAAATACGCAGTTCCCCAGCCATTCATCTAAATCTAAATCAAACGGCTGAGTCTTCCAAAAACCTAAAATGTCTTGTTTATCCATCGGTGATATTTCAGCTAAAAATCTGTAACCCTTTTTAGGTTTTAATCGCCTTGGCTCGTCAATCCTAATGCCAAGCCATGAGGTGTAATTGTGCCGACCAAAAGTTTCATCACAATACTTTTTATACGGGGCTGTTTTCATGCGATCAGTACACATAGGCCCATGAATAAATGGCGTGGAATAACACTTCATCATGTCCTTCCAAGGGCCATAATCATCACAAATATCATCAATGCTTATTTCTTTAAACTTTGCACCCACTCCTACTTCGGTAGTCATTACCGATCTAATACAAACTAAATCTATTTCAAAGTGTTTAACAACTTGTCTAATAAATTTGTATGTCTTGGGATGTTCTGCGCCAGTGTCCATAAACACATATTTGACGTTTTTAATTAGACCTTGTGACACCATTGCCTGTATTCTGTGTATTAAATACGCAGACGTTCGGCCTCCACTAAAACTAACTACGTTATATTTTTCTACTTGAGCGTTCATATTGCATCTGCCCATTTGCTCATTGGCAATTTGGCTAGGCGTAAACTCAAGCGCAAATCCCACGAACATTTATTTTCATTCAATGGGCTAAACTTATAAGCAGGGTTGTCGATCAAAAGGTATTCATCTAGCGGATATGTGTTTTTGTTGCACTTCATAATCAATGTCACATGATAAAGTGGCATATCATATTTTTTGGCAATTTCAGCCGATAACATTCCAGCGTTTTTGCGTTTAACAACTTCTTTACACTGTTCTAAAGTTAAACTCATGCGACTTTTAATAAACCACGCTTAACTCGGTGTGTGGTGTCATTACCAGCTTCAATAATGCTGTTTTTGTCTAGCAGTTCACGAACACGACCCGTTACTCTATTAATTTCCCAACCCAAACTTGCAGCAATGTCTTGGCGAGTGATTGGTTGGTTCTCACGAATAACTTTAAGCACTTCAATTCTTGCTTGACCAGTTACGGGAGCTATTGCAGCTATTGCGTCTAAACTGTTTGAATGAATCATGCGGCATTCCTTTCCTTGTTATATTTTTTACGGGCTGTAGGGTTTAGCTGTGATTTAATAATGTGTGTAAGGCCACCAGACTCACCCCACATTCCTTTAGTAATTAGCCCTTTGTAATCAGGTAATAATTCTTTGTAATCGCTTTTTAACTTTGGCTTTGCTAAATAATTCTTCATGCAAATAACCCTCTCAATGCTGCTGCCTGTTCTTTTCCAAATTCAATATCTTCATCACTTAACTGCTTTGTAATCAGTAAAGGTGCTGACCTTGCCTGTATTGCCTGCTGGTTAGAAATCATGTTTTGTTCTTCACCACCTCTAGCCCTTCCCAAACACATGTTTCTAAAGTCTGTGGCTGTGGGAGGCCATGATTCTGTCCAATCTTTTAGCGCGTCAATGCCAGCCTTAAACTGCTTTCCGTTCAAGTCCTCAAGAAAAGAAGTCCAACTGCCATTATCAGAAAAGTCATGGCTGCTAGTCCACTTGTGACCAAATAGGTCAGTCATTACTTCCCATAGTCGGTCAATTAATCGCTCGTTCAGTTCTGTCGCGCTGTGCTTGTTTTGCTGCGTTGATTGCCCTGACCCTTGCAGGGGCCGAGTTATTAGCTGGCTTATTGTTTTGGCCTGCATTTTGACCTCCATTTAATTTATTGTTTTGTTTTCTAACCCAACCTCTAGCTGTTGCTTGCCAATCCTTAATTTCATGGTTGCCACGCTTCCAGCCATTGCTTTCGTAGTAATCAAAAAAGTTATCAGGTAAAAAATCATCAAATGTTATATTTTGGCTTTTACTAAAATTAGCCATGTACTGAGAAATATCACTAAGCAATGGTTTTATGAAATGCGCCTTTTCTTTTATAGGTTCATTGATAGGTTCAGAAGAGTGATAGGTTATGGGTGCAACCATTTCACTACCCCCTAGTGCAACTGTTTCACTACCTAGTGCAACCATTTCACTACCTAGTGCAGAATTTTCACTACCCGTTTCATCAGGCTTTGAGGCTTCTTTTAAGGTTAGATGGTATATATTTGAGCTATTAATCAACTCACCTCTTAACTTTCTGTGAGTGATTGTTAACAAGCCTTTTTCTTGAAGGTTTAAGATGTGGGTTATTACTGATCTGCGCGACATTTCACAAACATCAGCTAAATGTTGGTAGCTAGGAAAGCACCTACCAGAGTCGTCAGATATGTCAGCCAGCATCATTAGCACTAGCTTTCTGCCTGAGTTGCCAACCTTAATAGGCTTGGCTTTAGCCATAAGCGTGAAGCTCACTCTAGACCCTTCTCGCGTATTCTTGATGTTCCATATAGCACCTAAAATTTATTAAATTTATTCTATTTCTTGAATCTTAATTAAGTCTTGGAATACCCTAAGTTCATTGAATCGCTTTTCACGTTTTTCTATGAGGGTGGCCCGTATGTATGACGACACATCAAGACCTAATAATTCCGCATCTCTTTTTGCAAACGCGTACAGTTCATCATCAAATGAGGTTGATACTGGGTTGGTCAATTTATCTTTCATTAAATGTCCGTCCTTGACTGTTCAATTAGATTTATTTGATTCAATAAATAGTGCATTTGATGAAGTCTTGTTGCTGGAACAAAATCACCCCAATGACAGATTGCACTATGCGTAACTCCAATAGCCTCGCCTATTTTGGTTTTAGTCCCAAATGCGTCTATTAGATCAGTAATTGGTATTGCTGGTAGTTCTTTCATTTCTTAATGTTAGTCTACTCACATTATAAATGTCAACCTTCTATCTAAAATTAATAGAAAACTGTCAACCAAAATGACATCAAACTCACACATTTAGATTGTAAGATTACTTGCGACATTTAATATAAATTTTAAGGTTACAAAAAAATGAATTTAGGCGAGCGAGTAAAAAAATTGCGTAAAGATCAAGGTTGGTCACAACAAGATTTTGCTAATCGAACCTCAATATCAAGAGCAAGGGTTGCTCAACTAGAAACTGACCCCACCGCAGAAGTTAAAGCGGCTGGGTTAGTGTCCATAGCTAAAGCTTTTGGATGCACCATAGAGCAATTATTATCAAATAATGCGCTCGAATCGAGGGGGGGATTAAAGCTGAATCCGATCACTCGGAAAGCCCCCGTGGTAAGCTGGAATTCCCTATCAGCCTTAATAGAGGGAAAATTTATGTTAGAGAGTGAGCACTGGGTAGGATGCCCATACGACTTATCGGAAAATTCTTTTGCGCTTGAAGTGCAAGATGAAGTAATGACTGCCAGCAATGGCAGATCGTATCCGCTAGGTGTTTTAATTTTCGTTGACCCAGACAAAACGCCAGTAAGTGGAGATCGCATTGTGGCGATAGATACTGAAAATTTAAGTTCTTTTTTTCGGGAATACGTTATAACAGGTGGTGTTGAACATTTAAAACCTTTGAATGATCGCTATCCTATAAAAGAGTTTTCATCATCAACCAGGATTATAGGAACTGTAGTTGGTTCTTATCAATCAGAGAAATGAAATGCTAGTTTCAGAATTAAACAATAATAAAAATCGGGCGTTAGCGTGGATGCGTGAGTCTGTGTATAAATGGTGGCTGATTCACACCGATCACTCATCTAACACCAGACCCAAGAATGGCCCAATGGGTGTAATGTTTGAGTTCATGAAAACGAACTTTGGCAATAATTTAAACGAACAGTGTCCTCAAGGCCCACCTAATAAATAATTTAATCATTATTAATGCCCTCTAAAATATCAGTAAAATTACCTAAAAATTCATTAAAAAACTAACATTTTAAATGTTTTTCCGAAAAAGCTGTACTTTTGATTGTGAGTTAGCTAACATAACCACAGACATAAAGCTGACTAAGGAAATTTAAGATGAACTCATTAACCAACCACTGTCATGTAACCGCCCAAATTAACGCACACACAGACGTTATTGAAGCACCTGACTACATTCTTGAAGATGCGTTCAACGAGCTAAAAGATGATCTTCTTTATGATAGCTATATCAAGATTGGAACGACCCATTATCATGTTGACGACCTTTTCCAGTATGGAGATGAGGACGAACAGATGCGTGTCATATATTTAGCTTTCCGCTTTCCCGATGAAGCACAACAACTTTCACAAGACGTTATTACTAAGTGCGCTGCTGTTTATTTTAAAGACCACCACCCAGAGCTAACTTTGCAATATCACGCAGAAAAACACTCGGAGTATTAACCATGACTAAAGAGACTTTAATAATTAACACAGTCGGATGCTTAATATGGGCTATATGTTCAGTGTGGTTCTGGGTAGGCATGAGCGCATGAGCGCAACAACTCAAGTGTGGTTGTTTGTCGCCATTTTAATAATAAGTGGAGTACAGATATGAACGATATTTATTTAGAGGCTTTAAGCGATTTTCACAAATTGTTTGAATACAACAATCCATATTGCCAAAACCTAAACGCTGAAAAGCATTTGGCTTACAAAGAAGCAGCATTAAAAATTGTTGATGAAATAAAAAGAGGTGACGTATGACTATTCAAAAAAAGCTGTCTGAAATTCAGCAAAATCTTAAAGCACCAAAAGGCCAGCGTAATAATTTTGGCAAATACAACTTTCGATCATGTGAAGATATATTAAAAGCTGTTAAGCCATTTCTAGGCGACTTGTCATTAACGCTAAGTGATGAACTTGTATTTAGTGGAATGTTAGAGGATGAAATTGTAGCGGCTGGCGTCACTGTTAAAACTCAGCGCGTATACATTAAGGCTACTGCAACACTTAGCAGCGGAACAGACACTATAACCGCCACAGCTTACGCTAGAGAAGCAAGCGTTAAGAAAGGCATGGATTCTAGCCAGCTAACGGGAAGCACTAGCTCCTATGCTCGTAAGTATTGTTTAGCAGGGCTTTTCTCCATAGATTCTGAGGCTGATTCAGACACTACAAATAAGCACGATGAAGATAAGACTGTAGTGATTGATATGACAAACGATTCAGATATGAGTCTTGAAGGTATGGCGGGTCAGCCAGCAGCAGGACCAGCAAAGCGAGTAAGTAAAAAACTTGTTCAAGATGTAGTGGCTTTAGTTAACTCTAGTCAAGAAACAAATGAAACAAGTTTGCTTGTAGAAGCTTTAGGTGAGCTAGACCAAAATGAAAAACAAGTTATTTGGAAACAGTTAACTGGTAATCAACAAGAATTTGTACGTTTAACTAAGGAGATGTAAGCATGAGTCAGTTCGATAATTCAAACAAAGGCGGTATTTGGAAGAACGATAGGCGTGAATCTGAGACACACCCCCACTTCAAGGGCAATGCAGAAGTAGGCGGTGTTGATTACTGGGTGTCTGGTTGGCTGCGTAACAAGGATGGGAACCCTAATGCGCCAGCTATGAAGTTTTCTTTTACACCTAAAGAGACGCAAGCACACCGCCAGCTACCGCAGCAGTCAACACAAATGGCGCAGGCTAAAGAAGCGGTCATGGCTGGCATGGATAAAGGGCCACACGATGCTTTCGACGACGATATACCATTTTAAGGGGTAAGTTATGGATTTCATTATTAAGAAAGTGGACGGGGTGGGCTACTTGCCCATCGTTCTTGATGAATATAGCAATGAAATATACCGAGGTGAATACCACCAAAAGGCCCATGACGCCATTGATGCTGCACTTTTGTTTGTAGATAAAAAATATTGTTCAGACTGCAATATGTCGGTTGAAGATGAAAATTTTACTTGGCATCACCCAGAAGCATTAACTGATGAACAAATGCACCGGGAGTGGTAAATGAACATTAATAGTTTAACCAATGTCACCATATCTGGCATTTGCACAGCAGATTACCCAGACTTTGTAGACGCTTATATTGAAAGTGCAGATGATGCGAATGGCAACCCATTGTCAGATGAACAGTTAGAAACTTTAACTAATGACAACCCAGAGTTTGTGCAGGAAATGGCACACGATGAAATTATGGGTTGGGTATGAATAATAAACTTCAAGTGCAAGTGCCAGTGCCTATAACAATGCTTAGTGACGCTGACATTGTTGCAGAGATAAATAGGCGACACCTTTTAATTAAATGGGCGCGTAAAAGGAAAATTAAAAAATGAATGATTTAATGAGCGAACAAGAGCTTGAACGAGTAACGGGATATAAAGCCCAAGCCAAGCAATGCAAAGTGTTAACTGAACATGGCATATTCTTTGTTAAAGACGCTAATGGTGCGCCTCACGTTACCTGGTATTCTTTTAACAATCCCACACATTTGCGGTTTAATGAAGCCTTGGCGCATAATGATGAACCAGACTTTAGCTCAATGGGTTTATAAATGGCTCCTAGAAAAAGAATTAACGGCCCAGATTGGCTACCAACCAGATGTTATTTAGGTAAGTCGGCATTTGAGTACAGACCCAAGGCTGGCGGCTGTGTGCGTCTGGGAAAGTTAACTGAGCCTAAAGAAATAATCCTAGCAAAGTATCAATCGGCTAGATTGCTGCATGAAGAACCAACAGGTGCGTTCGCTGAAGTTATCCGTGGGTACATGGCAAGCGTAAACCACAGAGACTTAATGCCAAGAACTAAAATAGATTATGCGCGATACGCTGAAAAGTTTATATCTGGTTTTGGTCAAATGAATCGTCACCGCATTAAGCCGCACCATATCAGACAATACATGGATAAGCGCAAAGAAGGTGGCGTAACTACTCAAGCCAATCGTGAAAGATCATTTTTAAGCACAGTTTTTGCATGGGCCTATGAAAACGGCAAAGTTCAAATAAACCCAGCTATAGGTGTTAAAGACTTTAAAGAGCCTGCCCGTGATCGCTATATTGAGGATTGGGAATACTTCCTTTGGTTGGCAGAGGCTTATATTAAGTGGCCTTTATTGGCTGCGGCAATGGAAATAAGCTATTGCTGTGCAGCTAGACAAGGTGATGTATGGAGTCTAAAGCGCAGCCAATTAAGAAAAGAAGGTATTTTTATTCGACAGGGTAAAACAGGCAAGAAGCAAATCAAAGAATGGAACCCACGATTAAGGGCTGCGGTTGACCTGGCTTTGTCAGTACAAGAAGTAACTAATTTTGAATTAGTGTTTTGTAACAAGAAAGGGCATCGTCCAGCACAAGACACATTACAAGTATGGGCATTAAAAGCCAGAAAAGAAGCAAAGCTTAAATATGATGGTGAATTAAGTATAGATTTTACTTTTCACGATATTAAAGCAAAAGCCATTTCTGACTACGAGGGAAACAAGCAAGAATTTTCTGGTCACAAAACTCAGGCGCAAGTGGCAATCTATGATCGAAAAGTAAAGGTCACTCCTACTCTAAAATAGGCCCAAACTGGATGGATGAACACCACTGTATATTCGGAAAAATATTCGGAAGTGTTCGGAAGTTAGTAAGGGCTATCGCTGAAAGGTATACATAGTGGGGTGGACGATGGGGCTCGAACCCACGACCACCGGAATCACAATCTGAGGGTTTAATCTATTAAAACAAAGACTTAACCCTCTATTTCCGAACAATTTACGATTTTTACAACCCTAAACCGCCTGGTTTCTTTCAAACTTCAACACTGTATATTCGGAAAGTGTTTTGTTGAAAAACGACACTATAAAGTAAACCCCGTTCTGTTGCTATAAATAATTAATTTAATTTAGGGTGGCCTTAACTCAGATAATTTGTCTGACTTAGAACCACCCATGATTAATTTTAAATACCCGTCTGCGCACATACGGGTACTTCTGCGCGCAAAAAGTGTACATGCCCGCATAACCATATTTTAAATATAATTTCAGTCCAAACAATTAAGCCATTAAACTGGATGAAAGTCGGACACTTCTTAAACTGTTTGGACAGTTCTATTGCAGACCCACCTTTTTTGATTTGGGTGAATTGACATTCTATTGCCGATAACCTTTACATCTATCCGTTTTGCCTATACAATATGGTTATGGGTTGAGTTAGCCCACACCGACCAGGCGGCACTTGGTACTAGGAGTAGATTATGAGCATTATAATAGTAGAAGTACCCCATCAAAGAAGCCCAAGCGTTTGGGTTGCAAAAGATGAACAACACATAATTCAAATGGCAAGTGAAGTGCATGATTTTTGCTATGAAGAATGGAATATGGAAAACGCTGTTGATTGTTTTGGAGATGAAATTCCTGATGAATATAACGAAATTTTAAAGAATGATAAAAAAGTAATAGTTGTTGGATGGTCAGGTCAAACAGAATGTTACTCTTTAAAAGATGCTGATAGCGAAATTGACGCAGCCAAAGAATCCATTGGGCATGACCTTAGTAACTGCTACTTCTTAACTATTCAAGAGGCCAAAGAATTTAAAGGCCATGCTGATGTTCAGATTGTGCTTAACAAATTTATTGCAGAAAACGATTATCTTTTTGGAGGTGACGCATGAACAAGCCAACGAATGACTACGAGGCTTTAGTGCTGGCTTTAAACTTAGGTATTACAGCAGACACAGACGAACAGTTTAATCGTGCTTTACAAATGGCTGAAAGCTTTGCTGCAAAACTTACAGACATTGAAGTGGCTAGGGCCAAAAAAGAAGTGGAGGTGATACATGAATGTTGAACTAACCTTGAAGCATTTTAAAATGTTTAGTCATACGCAATGTTCAACTGACGGCATTGAAATGTCTAATGCTGATCGCTTCATCTGGGAAGAAGGTGACGAAATAAAAGAGTTTGATTTATCCGACAGTCATGTTCATTGGGTAGATGGTGGCGCACTCCAAGCTGTAATTGCGTTACAGGTTTTAAAAAGTGAAGGCTTTAAAGCTGGCTTGTTTTGGGACGATTGTTACATTGATGGTATTGATGGTGATTTTTGGGGCTGGTGTATTCTAAGTAATTACGGCTCAAAAAGAAGTGGATTTGATGTATGAGATATAGAAAACCAAACAATAACCATGAGGCTCTTGTTTTAGCACTAGATATATTTATGCGAGTTGATGAAGATGATAAAGATGGTCGAAGCAAAGCGTATTGCATGCTTGATTATTTCTTTGACCAAATGACCGAAAAAGAGATAAATGCGGCTGAAATGGCTGGCGACTATAAAAAGAGTTAAATGATATAAAAAGTTTAAGCGAGTTACTTAATGACTGAACAACATGGAAGCGCTGGCAACAATAACGCCAGAAAAGAAGTGACCAAATCATCAGTGCTAACTATGCGCTGTACACCTAGCGAAAAGGCTAAGTGGGTCAATGCGGCTAAAGGTCAAAAGTTAGCTCAATGGGTTACTGAATCTTTAAATAATGCCGCACAAAAAAAGACCACCTGATCATAGTGGTCTAAGGCTAGGGAGAACTAGC